ATAGAAAAAGAGCTGGGCATTAATCCTGCAAGCCCTAAACAAATGAAAAAACTTTTAATTGATGACCTCGGGCTGCCGGTTGTAAAGCAAAGTACGAAGACTGGTGCTCCGAGTTTCGATAAAGAAGCCATGTTAGCGTATGATTCGATGCTCGAACAGCTAGAAAACCCGGTTGCGAAGCTCATAAAGGAGTTTCGGGGGTGGCAAAAAGCCGTCAGCGCCTCATACAGGCCCTATCTTGACCTAGTTGATGTCGATGGTCGACTTAGGTGCAGTTATCGCCTCCACGGGACTGCTACGGGCCGACTTTCTTGCGCCGAACCCAATTTGCAGCAAATTCCGAAAAGTTCCGACAAAGAATGGAACGGTAAAGTTAAAGAGTGCTTTATCCCAGAAGACGGATACATTCTCATCAACGCCGACTTCTCCCAGCTCGAATTACGGCTCGCAACCGCATACGCTGGGGAAGAAGAACTCAAAGAGGTATTCAACGAGGGGCGTGACATCTTCACCGAGATGTCCAAACAGCTGGGCATGTCCCGGCACGACACCAAAACCCTCGTCTACTCCATGCAATACGGTGCCGGAGAACAACGCCTGATGAACGCCTTTGGTGTCGACAAAGCAACCGCCAAACAAATACGGCAAAACTATTTCAACACCTACCCCCACTTCCGCAGGCTCAACGAACGATGCACAGCCAAAGTCGAAGAGACAGGCGAAATCCTCATCTGGAGCGGCAGGAAACGACACTTCGAAAACCGCAACGAAGCCTACAAAGCCATGAACAGCCTCATCCAAGGCGGAGGGGCCGACATCGTAGAACGCATCATGGTCAAATGTTTCCAAGAACTCGAAGGACCGGAGTGTCGTATGTTGCTACAAGTCCACGACTCGATTACATTTGAGGTTAAGGAATCCGTAGTACCCCAATACATAGAAAAGATACGAACATTAATGGAAGACGTTAACGCCGTAACAGGTGATGTTAACTTCGATGTTCGATTTGCTGTAGAGGTAGATAACTGGGTTCCAGAGGAGGACGGGAAATGATTATCTATGAATGCCCCCACTGCCAATACATGGACAGTGATGCGGAGCTAGCAGAAACACACTGCGTAGATAACGGACAAAACTTATGGTCATAAGCGTCGACCCCGGAGAAACCAGCGGCATAGCCTTCTGGGAAGACGACGGTACTTTTATTAGCCGCACCACCTATGACCTAGACGACATACTAAAATTTACTGCCACCACCAACCAACCCATTAAAACAATCGTGTGCGAAGATTACAGGCTTCGACAGGGTAAACAAATGGTGCAAACAGGGTCACGATTTATAGCCGTCCAAATCATTGGTGCCCTTAAATCAATGGCGCAACGCATCGGAGCAAAGTTTGTTCTACAACCCGCCAACGTCCTTACCGTGGCAGCCCTGCACAGTGGGGTTAAACGCCCCAGCAACCACAGCAAATCCCACGACATAGACGCCTACAACCACGGCTACTATTACTTCGAAACTAAAGGCCTTTTAGCCCCTAAACCGCTGTGATAAGCTTTATTGTTCCCCCAGTTACCGTCCTAACTGGGGGAGCACTATTTATATCTTGTTTAAATGGTCCTCAATACGCTTCACTGCGTCTTTAATACTTGAACCATTATTAGTTTTAACCTCGTGCTCGACACCCATAAGGCGTGCCTCTATTTTGTCCAACCTGTCGGGAAGCTCAGAAATAATGTCGATGGTGTGTACAACCTTAGAAATAAAGGGCCAAATCTTAATTAAAGTTCCTACAATTACCGTAATTAAAAATACGGTCCAAATAATTGGGCCGTAATCCATAAGGAACTGGGATGCCTGTTCAGGAGTCATGACATTAAAAGCCTCTGTCTTCGCGGTTCTCTTGCTGCTGCTCAATCTCTGCAAATCTAATGTAACTGGGGCGGCTGTAATCCGTCAAACCAATACCCGTCAACCAGTTAAGTGCGGAGATAAGTTGGTCGTTAGAATCCTTATTACCCAGTTCGAACTGGTACTGCGGGTCCATTCCACCACGGGTAAGCAAACTGTACAACGAACCTGTGACACTCTGACCTGAAATGTTAGCCGCATAGTTTAAGCCAGGAATGTTGGAGTCAATGTAGTCACTGTAATCACGAATACGAGACTGCGTGCCCAGACGCGTACCAGTCATCAGCTCAATTGGAATCTTAAACAACGGGTTAGCGTTGTCCAGCACTGTGTCGATGGGGTTACCGCTTGCAAACTGGTTCATCACATCGAATGATGCAATACCTGGCCGGAACCCATAATACCTACCATCAGCCTCAAACAACGGGCCTTCCATCTGGTCCTGGAGAAAGCTGGGGAACAACTGGTCATCAGGGAACGGGTCATACAACGAGTCAGGATTAATACCAGCAGCCACCGCAATGTTATACGAAGCCTTGTTCAAAGCCACCACACGACCAGGGTTCATCAACAACGTCTCACTTACCGCCTGAATAGCACCACGGTTCCAGTGATAAAACGGCATAATACGACGCAGGTACTTCTTTTCCTGAATCGACAACGTAGCCATGTCAGGGTGATACTTCGACACGCGCTCCGCAATCACATCAAACAACTCGTCTTGCGAAATTTTCTTAGGGTCAACTGTGGTGCCATAACCACGAGTCAACTTCATGCCCTTCTGGGCTTTCTCCAGCATTTGCATAGCGTGTTGGATACGCACGTAAGCGTCACGGCCTTCAGCAAAGTTAAGAACCGCATCCTCAATTTTTCCGCCACGAAGAGCCAACGGGTTCACAACACCAGCAGCCGTCTCCAATGTACGACTTAAAGTGTTAGACACCAGGTCGTCATCCAACAGCCCCGCATCATTTGTGAACCCCTGTCGGTTCATCAAACCTTCACGCTGGCGGGCAGGAATCAGAATACCCTTACCCAAGAATAGTTTGTCAAAAATTTCCTCGGCAGTAAAAGAACCCAGTTCACCACTAGATATGACAGTGCCGTTTTTCGGAATATCGGTAATTCCGTTACGGGTCAAAGCCTTAGCCATGTCAATGTCCGAGTAACTTCCACGGAAAGCCATCATCTGCCAAGCCTTGGTAGAAGCCGCAACACTACCAATGGTTCCCTCCGCCAAGAACGTCAACGTCAAGTCACCCACCATGTTACGGATGTGGTGACCGGGACGGGGCAGCGTAATAGCGTATTTCCATGTGTCGGTTACCGGGTCAATAACGGTGCGGGTTAAACGCCCAAACCCACCCTCAAACTGCTTACTGGAGCTGGCGAAGTTGTCGATGGCGTTAAACATTTCAGCCACGTCTTTGTCCATGTACAGGGGCTCGTCGCCCAGGAACTTACCGTACCTACTCTTCTCGCCCGGAACAATTTTTACAAAACCAGACTGGGGTTTAGTGCTGGCAAGACTTAATTCCATAGCCTTTTGTTTAAACGAGGTAACAAACGACACCTCAGACGACAGCTGCACCATAGCCCGGTTAATGGCGTACATAAAACCAATAGGGTCTTCAACATCCCAGGTCTTCCACTGATTAAACAGCTCCTGGTTAATCTCTTCAGGTGTAGGTACTTTACGCCCATTTTCTACAGCCCTGGCAGTAGCCGTTTTCACAGCCAAGTCCTCGTCAAAGAAAACACCAGACGGCGGCGTCTTAGACACACTGCCGGACTTACCTAACACTGCGTTGTAGTCCAGCACCGAGTTAATGGCTTCGCGTCCCGCGCCGGTACGGAAGAAAGCATTACCCAACAAAATGTTTTGCAGGGTATCACTTTGGTCAAAGAACTGAGCCATCATTGGGCGCAAATCATCCTCAGCTTTACGCAACGCTGTGCCCTCAGGAGACTTAGTACCAGCCTGCACATTCTTAAAAGCCCGCTGAAGCACACTCTCTTTACCACCCTCAACAAGTGGCTTAGCATAATCATCGTTACGCATAATGTTTTTGAGGCTTTTAAGGAAAGGCTTACTTAGTAGCGCCATTTTGTTCCCACTGCCAAAGAAAAGCCTAGAACCCCACAACATTTCACGAGTATGCATACCAGCTTTTGCGTCAAAGAATCTGCGGGTAGGGTCCATAATCTTTAACGCCATTGACACAACAGTGCCGCGTCCCTCAGTAGCAATCCTGTCGGGAGTACGAACCGAACCCAACTCAAACTCATCCAGTACATCCTGGAAATACTCGTCACGGTAAGGGCTACGACCATCCCGCATATCCTCAGCCACACGGTAACCGTCATACATCATCTTCTTAGAAGTCTCAGCAGCATCATCCGACAGGTCAGCCAAAGCCTTAGCAGTAGCCTTTGTGTCATTCTTAGTGGAAGCCTGAACCACATCATCCACGAGCTTAGCGTTCTTAGTAATCTCGTCACCCAAACCAGACTTCACAGTACCCGCCGCAATCGTAGTACCCAACTGGGTAGCATTCATCGGCTTAGCAAAATCCTGCACAATCTGACCCGAGTAAGCCACAGCACGAATAGCAGTAGCAAACTCTGTAGGGCTGTTCATCAATGACAGAATCACATCGGATACTGCGGCGGCAATAACTTTACCTTCTTCAATACTTCTACCTAAGTACTGGTCTGCGTTTTCCTTAGCAACACGGGCAAGGTCATCTCCAGCCGCCACAATTGCATCCGTAAGATTATCTGTCACAGTAGAACTCTTAAACGAAGTGCCTCCCATGCGAGCAACACTTTTGTCACGAGCCAAGAAATTAATCTTCTTAATATCCTTACCAACACGAGACTTACTAGCCGTCAGTAACGCCTTAACTTCCTCACGGGTACCGCCAGCCAACACCTTAGAAATGGCTTCCATAAACTGTGTCGGAGCCATACCACCCTGACCGTTAAAGAAAACCAGTGTCAAAAACCTGTCACCATTAGGCGAACCAGTCAGGACCTTTAGCTGTTCCGCTACCTCGCGGTAAGCCTGAGTAAACCGCAAATTAGTAAACACACCATCCAAATCCATAGTCATCGGAATACCGCGACCAATGTAAAACTTTTCAGCCACCTCCATAGCCGTCAACACCAAACGCTCTTTCTCACGAGCCAACTTCTCACCCAGGAAAAGCTTGCCTGACGGGTCTTTCAAAACAGCCGGGGTGTCCCCGACAGAGCGGAAATAATTGTTATCGATGTGCTTAGCAATGTTCACAAACAAATCAAACTGAAAGTACGTATTAGGAATCTTAGGCACAACGCCTACACCAGCACCATAGCTAGGCTTAGTGTTTTTGACACCCGTCTTCGACACATGAGGGTAAACGTCAGGGCTAGGGTCCAACTTGTTTTTAGTAATACCTGGAAGCACGTTCTCAAGAGTTTCCAAAATAGCCGCAAACAAACTCTTTTCACGGCCCTTACCACCACGCAAATTAATTTTATCCGCAGGATAATTGTTATTAATTAGACCCTGAATAATGTCCTCTTCAACACGGACACTTTCACTAACATTCTCAGCAGCCTTTAACGTACTCTCCGGTGTGGCCCGAGGAATATCCTGCACATTACGAGCAACCGTAGCAGCAGCCTCCAACCGAGTAGCCTGGTCAATACCAAACAACCCCAACATACGACCCGTCAACGAAGCATCACTCACAGGACCCAACGCATCAATCGCGCCAGTCTGCTTCAAAATAACATCCATCTCGTCCAGGAACTTAGTCATCTCCTTAGGACCAAACGTCTGCAAATTAGCAAACAGCTCCTCGCCCAACAACGCCGTACCCCGAGCACGTTCCGCATCATCCAAGTTCTTCAAATTACGGACAATAGTCGCCGCAACCGAAGCCTCAGTAGCCTCCTCCATAAGAGCTGTCGGAGTAGCCGCATTACCAATAAGGTCAACACTCTTACCAGCAGTCAAACCAGCCTTATACTTCGCATACGCAGGCTGCAACAACAACTTCTCAATAGTCTGCTTAATCTCAGGACTACGAGTCTTCTCATAAACGTTCAACACATTATCCAGTGTTGCCTCACGACCAAACGGCCCCGCCAACACACTGCCCTGAGGAATCTTAATACGTGCTTTCGACAAATTGGGGTCACTCTTCAACGCGGGCACCCACGCCTTATATGACTTAGGTCGACCCGCCTTAGCAGCCTGACCGGCCTTAGCGGGCTTAGACACCATCTTCGATAGCGAGTTAAAGAACGAGTTGAGTTCGCCCTTCAACCCAACCTCTTTACCACCAATAACAATCTGTTTGCCGTCAATGATTTCTTGCAAAGACTTGATAACCGTCTCACTACTGGTAGCCGCCCCTTTAGCAGCGTTCTCCACCAAATCGTCCGACACCTTCTGAGCGGCCTGGGCAGCCGGGAAAGTATCAGCCACAGTTAACGGAGCAATCTTGTAACCCTTAGAACCCCGGAAAACTCGTCCATCCGGCAACGTTTCAATATCCACCAACGGCTTTTTGCTCTTAGCTCGCATCTTCTCAACAGCTTCCTCAGCCGCAGCGCGTGTCGGAAACTTCTGAGGCATCGTCTTACCGTCGACAGTTAAACTGTATTTAGGTGCGGTACGAGCCATAATGCTGTCCGACACACCCAAACTAGGGGCACCCGTAATACTCGGCAACATCGCCGCTTCAGGTACTTCTTTACGGGCTACCGCGCCCGGAACATCAATAGCTTGCAAAGCACCCTTAGTAAACTTAGGCCCTTCTTTAGCGGCGGTTAGTGCTCCCTTGGCAGCCCAACCCCCCGGCACCAACCACAACGGGTCCAAAGCCACATCCCCGACAAAACCAAGTGCCCCCTTAGTTACAGGGTTTACGTTATTAGCAACATCAACATAATTAGGGTCATTACGATTAACCACATCAGCCTGGCGCTCAATAATGTCAGACCAATACGGTTTATTAGACGGGTCATCAGAAAAGAAACCAGTAAACGGAGACGCCAACAAACTACCCACAGCAGACAAAGATTCCTTAGTCGCAGCTTCTGTATCACCAGCCGCTCGAAGCTCTTGAACTTTGTCCATACGCTCTGGAAGCTCGACAGCTTTCATTGCCGGGTTGCTAATAATACGCATAGGACGCGACAAAATATCGACAGTGCGGCCCAAGAAACCAAGCTCCTGCTTAGGTGCCGGAAGCTCGGGAAACTTTATAGGCTCACCAGTAGGCTGCTTCTGCCCGCCAGTCAGCTGAGAATAATAAAGATTTACGTAATCGCTAAACCTGTCGGAGCTAGGAGGCTGTTCAGCCATATTAACTCCCGTCTGCTAGCCAAGCCCAAGCGCTTGCCTAAGTTGTTGGTACGCTGCTACTTCAGATTGTACCAATTCTTCAGGCGAAGCGGTTGCTCTACCGCCCCCTGAAGGGAATAGCGACTCAATAATTCTTTCTTGAGAATCAGCTAAGAACCTGTTTAGGGGGTCAGCGGCTGCTTGAGCTTGCTCAAAAGCAAACTGGCGTTCCTCCAGAGGCAGTTGCCCAAGGACATCTCGGTTGTATACCTCATCAGCGTACTGTGCCAAACGCAGCTGGTCAGAAACACTCATACCGCCTCCGCCACCTCCCCCGCCACCAGACTGCTCGGCGGCAAGAGAATCCATCAAACGGTTCTGCAAAGCATTCAACACAGCGGTGTTCATCTCAGTACCCTGCTGCTGTGCAACCTGAGCCATCTGAGAACCAAACCCAGAAGCCGCCGAACCAAACCGTTCAGTAGCAGCCTGACCACCAGCCTGGCCCTGTTCAAGTTGGCTGATGGCCTCAGCCTGCGACAAAGCCATAGGGTTAATAACAGCAGGAGCAGCCTCCTCAATACCCAGACGGGCAAGTTGGTCAGCCGCCTGTTGCTGTGCAGAACCGTAAGCGTCACCGACATTACCGATAGCACTACCGTAAACGTCACCAATACCTTCAGAAGCCCCACCATAAATGTCCTGAATACGGCCCACATTGGCACCAGCTTCTTCACCCAAAGCGTTATACATCGCCTGAATCTGAGCATTAATCTGCTGTGCCTGGTCAGTTAAAGCAGCCCGGTAGGCAGAAAAATCAGGGCGTGCAGCCCCGCCCCCACCACCAGTTCCTATACCAAGCTGAGCAGCAATTTGAGCCGCAATATCTGCTCTCGTAGGTCCAGCTTGCCCGCCTGCTGAAGCGTAAGGGATTTGTCCAGTGTCCATTTGACCGGCTTGTATTGCGTCCATAACTCGACCATCTGTAAACATAGGAGTTTGAGACACGCTTGAGTCCGGGCTAGGGCTGGTGCCTATTGTTTCCGCAGGCATACCCGTAAAGAAACTTTTTAAAAGTTGTGGAATAGTACTTGACTCTCTAGGAGTACCAGGAGGTGGAGCACCAAACAGCAAATTAGATTGACTAGCTTGTTGACCCAAATTACGCATAACGGCGGGAAGGCCCGTCTCTCGCTCTAACCAAGGAGGCGTAGTGGGAGGCGGCGGAGGGGTTTGCCCCGACTCAATTTTAAGAACAGGTCTATCCATTAGAAACCAGCACCCCCCGCAGCCGCCATAGCAGCCCTCATCATCGCATCACGTTGAGCAGCCTGCTGCCGCTCCTGAGCCTGAGTACGCTGCTGAGCAACCTCAGTAGCCAAATCCTGACCAAACCGTGTACGAGCCGTCTCCATAGCCTCAAGCTGTTGGTTCAAACGGTTTTGGAACTCACCAAATGTCCGAGCAAAGTCAGAGGAGCGGAGAGTCCCACGACCAGCAAACTCATCACGAGTACTACGGGTACCACGGGCTGCCGCACTGTACGGGTCAAACTCGCCTTCAATGTCGAAAGCACCTGACACGGGGGGTACTGCAACTGCGGGGGCACCTTCAGCGCCAGCCGACAGTGCTCTAGCCATAGGCTGGGGTTGGTCGAGTTGTTCGAGAACATTAGGCATTGCCTGGAAGCCTTCAGCGGGGCGGTAGCCGAGACGTTGTAGACCTGTCGTAAAGTCTTGTCCGTATCGTTCGCCACGGGTGGTGGCTCCTGTTTCGAAGTCTGCTAGGGCACGTTGAATTGATGCGATTTGTGCGTTGTATGCTGCGTCACGCCAGTTGAGTGGTGCTCGTGGTTGGGGTGCTTGTGAGGGGGCAGGTGCTGGCGTAGCTTCGATGTTTGGTTGCGTTTGAGTAGTAGTTGTACGGCTTACAGGAGTGTAAGAACCCCTTTCATTAATAGGAGAACCGGAACCCCTAGTAACTGTAGGTCTTTCAGCGGCAGGGGAGCCCGAGCTTCTAATACTTCTCGTTTGTCCTGGCGGCTCGCCTCTTCGAGAAGCAGCCAAAACACCTGCAAGAGTAGTTGTATTAACCATTACCGGCCACCTCTAAGAAGATTAGTAATAAACTCCACAATGTCAAAACGCTCCCGGTCAGGACCAAACACAGCATCATTAATATCAGGAGCAGGACGATTCATACCCTCACCAGGGACCGTACTACCCATATCAGGCTGCATCTCTTGAGGACTACGCATCTGCATAGCATCCATCATCGCCTGCAACTGAGCAGCACTCATATTGTCCATACGAGCCCGCTCAGGAGACATCTGCCGAGGCGAAGGAATATCCCCACCATAAGGAGCCGTCCTGCGACGGTTCGGGGGCTCACCATAACCAAGCTCGCCAGGGTAAGGCAAACGCTCTCCATTGGGTCCAACAGGCATACTAACTCCTAAGAAGAGGCCCTACCGGGCATAGACGACAGACGGTTCATCATAGCCCGCTCACGAGCCTTCTTCTTCATTTCCTCGTCTTCATACTTTCCCTTCTGAGGAGCAAGACGATTACCCATACTAGATTTGTCCCGGTACATTATTTGAGCCTTTTCTGTATAGCTTTACCCCTGGCAGCTGCCATGTTGTCAACAAGGTTGGGGTACGGACGACCAGCAGCTTTAGCACGAGCCTTAGCTGAAGATTTTTGTGAAGGCGTCAAAGACTTACGTTCGCTCTTCGGTTTGGGATTTTTTGTATCCCACACTTTTTGGGCCATTATGAAAGTCTCCTCATTAAAGCGTCACGCCTTGCGGCTGCCTTAACATCACGTTTTTTGTATCCGCCCTTATTAGTTACTTTACCAACAGTTGGCATGGGGCGTCCACTCCCGTAATGCTTTTTTCCGGCACCATAGGGGTTGAATCCGCCACCGCCTTGAGCAGGCCCGCTATATTCTTTACGAAACCTGTTCATTATGAAATTTCCTTGGTCACTGTTTGCTTCGGATTTACATACGTTGTTAGTGAGAATAGTCTAACAGGGGCCTGGTCAGAAGCACCGTTGGTGGTGAATTTGACGCGGTAAAAGATTTGCCGGAATCGGAGCGATTTAAGGAACTTTACGAAGATACGACGGAATGTCACCGCTGATTCGGTTACTGTCGTGGTGATGGGTGGTGACCCGGACTGGGGGCTACCCCAGGTGTAGGCCAGCATGGAGCCCCATGTTTCGTTATCGAACAGGGTCTGCCACGACACAGTAAACGATTGGGTGATGGGAACGGCGGTACCTTCGACAGTGCCCTTAAACGAAGCATCCAAACCCCACCAGAACAACCGCTTAAAAATGGAGCTGGCCTGGTAGTTAAAGTTCTTTGTCTGAATCTGGCATTCCATCGACTCCTCGACAGAATCGTACTCGTCAGTAATCTGCAACAACTGGGCTGCACGAGAACCCCCAGCAGGCACCTCAATGTTTTTGTGTGTCAAAACAATGGACTTGTCCTGGTCGTTAGCCCTGTACGCCATCTTGCACAACGAACCGTACACAGTCGACTTCCACTGCGTCCACGAACGAGTCTGCAAACTGTACACAAACATTTGGTCAAAATAGGTGAAAATAATACGGCGGTTAAACTCGGACACCGCATAGTTGTTGTGGAACCCTGTCGTCACCGTCGACTTAAACGGTGTCTTCACGTTAATCTGGGCTGCTCGGTTGTTCGTAAACTCGTAAGCCTTTTCGTCATACATAAAGTAGATGTACGACTCGAACTGGGTAATCGCATACCGGGAACTCAACCCCACCGTAGGCAGAATCAAAGACACTGTGGCTGCGGCAGGGTCAGACGTGTACTGCAAACCGTACACAGAGTTGATACGGAAAATCATCAACGTGTTGAAGTACACCACCAGCTGCACAATGTTCTGACCGTCACCCACACCAATATCAATAAAGTCGTTTGTAACCTGCCACAAGGACGGGTCAGCAATAGTACGAGACCTGTACAACCGGGTACCCTCGTTGGTGCTGTCCTGACCTTCGGCAACCCACAAGCGGTCCTTGAACGTCACAATCAGATTACCTTTAGGCATGTTACTGTCGGCGGTAAACCCACCAGAAACAGTCCAATACCCGCCAGGGTTTGCAGACCCGACAGGTGCCGTCAACCAAGCTTTGTCATCAAACTGTACAAACCCGGCAGCCGCAATCGTATCTGTAATCAAAACCCAAGCGGTCCCGTTAAAGTAATACGTCTTACTCAAACCATCCGAAGCAATCAAATACGACACCGTACTTGATATTTTAAACACACCCAAAAACTCAATATCCCCCGTAGCCTGCAACGGAAAATCAATACCCAAATCCTCAATCGGAGGACGCGACTTCAACGAACCATCAAGGTCCAATTCGAAATTTTCGCAAACAACAAGCTCATTATCCGCAATAGCGGTAGCGTCACTGAACGTGTTAAGGCCCCCGACGAACGGCCCCACCTGAATTGGTGAACCTGGCATAGCCGCTCCTAAATAAGCTCGAACGTGATATTAGTCTCGTAAGTCATGGTGGCTGCCAGACGTTCCTGCTCGCCACGCTCCGCAACAGAAGTACTATATTCAGCCTGCTTAACCGCCATCATCTCCGCGTTCTCATCCATCTCATAAGCACGCATCAACACATAGTTACACACGTCAGTAAAACACTCATCCGGGACAGCCAAAACATCAGCAGCAGTAGTCGACACAGCGGTAGGTTGGGCGTTATACCGAATCGTCATCGTGTAATTCTTATTCGGTTTAGGCCAAAACGTAATATCCCCACCCCATGCGTACCAAAACTGGGGAGCCCCCGTCTCAGTACCCTCAGGGTCAGCCAACGAAATAGACTCCTCCGCCTGAGAAATCGGAATGTTGCCGACACGCCGACCATCCAACAGCAAAGACGCAAGAGTATCAATACGTGGGGTAATTGAGGTCAACGAATACGTGGCAGTACCACCCGTCACAGGCAACGTAGCTGTCGTCTGCAAAATCTGGTTCTGCTTAGCAATATCAACTTGGGCCTCGTTAATCCAACGAGTAATATCATTATTCGTTAACTGGACACCAGACTCGTCACCGAAAACACGTTTAACCTGGCTTTGTACGTCGCCAACGGTTTTAGTGGGGGAACTATACGTCATCGCTCAAACTTCTTTCCATTGTGAGTGACTGTATGGAGCTTGTTCCGTCCCCCGCTCGCAAGAAATTCTATGTGGTCAAGTCTATCTTCTAAATCATCTTCCTGTCTTTTGAAATCCAGAAGTTTTTTGGCATTCTCCTCCGCCTCAATACGTTTTAGGATGTTATCCGCCCCGTGACGCACAATATCCCCGTCAAACAGCCACGCCAAAACCTTATGCGGTTGCTTCATTTCCTCCTCCGACAGGTAACGCACCACATATTCAGGTAGATTATCTGGCTTGTCGAGGATTGCCCACGGTTTTTGTTTTTCTTCTGGGGTTGTGCGGTCTTTGACGGGCACGTACACCAGGTTGTAGGTAGGTTTGAGGTCTTTGAGCACCTGTGCAAGGTGCATGTGGTCTTCCCGGACGAACTCTCCGAGGTCGGGGTTGTATACGTTGGGGGCTTGTCCTAAATATGTTTCCATATTTGTTAGTTTAGCTTATACGCCCGCTAGTTGTCCCCATGTCACAGAGTCCAAACTTACTGTTTGCGTTCCACTGTCGTACAAAATGGGGGCTGTGGCGGCTACAACACCGGGGTCTCCCTGGGGTCCTTGCGGTCCAGTGGCTCCTGTAGCGCCTGTAGCCCCCGTCTCACCTTGAATACCCTGAATACCTTGCGGTCCCTGTGGTCCGGTAGGTCCCGTGTCTCCCTGCGGTCCTTGAGGACCAGTTGCACCAGTTGCGCCGGTAGCACCAGTCTCGCCTTGAATTCCTTGGATACCCTGAGGTCCTTGAGGACCTTCAGGACCCTCAGGACCTTCAGGACCTACAGCCCCAGCACCGTTTTTCCAAGCACTCTCGGCAGCGTCCCACACAATCGCGTTGCCATCACCAAGGTTCTCGATTTCGACAGTAATTAGCTCTTTACCGGCGTTGTCTTGGTAAAAACGGTACTCGTAATCGGCAAGCGACAGGCCGTCAGGAAGCTCTGAAGCGGAACGATAGAAAAGGATTTTGTCTTGCATGGTGCCTCCTAAACGGTGTCGTCCACAATATATGTACCGGCAATGTGAAAATTATCTGTTGTAGTCAAAGTTACGGGGTTTGAAGAAGTAAAAGCCACATCCTGTACGCTGCTACTTACTTTATCAGAGCTGAAAAGCTGCAATTCGTCCGACCCCGCATTTACATGCCCAGAAATATGATACTGGATAGCACCATCGTGCAAACAACCGTCCCGCAAAATGTAGGCATACTTTGACGCAAACGGAAGCGTCACGTAATACTGACCTGTACCAAACGTAAGAATGTTGTCAAAATCAACTTGAATTTCAAAATGAATAATGCTGCCCAAAATTACGTATTTACCTGAAAACAGCGGGTCGCCACTAAACGTCGGCTGAGTCCCAGCAGTACCACCCGCAACCGTATAAGTTTGCTCAATACCCATATAACGGTTATTACGGTAAAACTCGTGTCGATAATCGTCCGTCGACAAACCCTCCGGCAGGAGAGTACTTGTTGCGTAAAACGGATACTCAAACTCCACGAAAACTCCTAAAAATGATGATGGCCCAACCCCATTATAGGGGCTGGGCCATCAATCTGGCGAGGGGGTTTAGGCCTCAGTAATGTCGTCCACGAGACCGTGGCTGTTACGACGGTCAGTACCAAGCTCGTGGTATTCAACCATGCGAGCGTAGTATGCGTCGTAGTCACCGTTGGAGTCACGAACCTGCTTCCACATCGAACCATCCTTGTCGATGAAGTGCCAGTCCTCGTCACGGTAGTACGTGAGAGCGTCTTCGTTGATGTACCACTGTTTGTTGAGCGGTGCATCGGTGTCTGCCACGACAGGGATTTCTCCGTTGTCGGTGGTGAACGCAAGACCAGAGAAACCACCAGTGAATTCCTGGGTGTTCACGGTCTGACGCAACTGTGACAGAAGGTTGAAGTACGCACGACGAACACCGAGCGACTGAAGAATCAGAGTCGTGGAGCCACCCTTAGTGCGGATAGCGTCAGTCATCTTAATCATCAGGCTCTCCGACAGGGCGCGAGGGGTTCCACCGTTGTCGTCAACGGATGCTTTCCACTCAGGCTCAGTCGAGGGGTCGATGTTGTACAGCGTTCCAGAGTCGCTGACAATTGCAGCGAGACCAGTAAGCTCACGGTTTCCACCAGAAGCCACACCAGAACCTGAACGGACAATAATGTCAGCAGAGGCGAGTGAGGTACCGGGGGTAGTGGTGAAGGTAACAGTGTTAGCACCAGGGGTCAGGTCCACAGAGGCAACAATCAAACCAGTGTTGTCTACAGTGGTACCAGTCTGGGTGTCAACAACCATACCAATCTGGAAGAGACGAGCGTCAGCCACAGGAGCAACAGCACCCGTGTTAGCTCCGGTAGCGACACCAATGGCACCGTTACCAGAACCGTAAACCTGACGGTTCATGTCCTTCTTAAGGTCATTCTTCAGACCCTCGACCTCGTTGTCCAAAGCTTTAGCAAAAGCCTTGGCGTCAGTGTCGGAGAGGCTAATAGCCTGACCAGTGAGCTGAACTCCACCGTATGCGTACTTCAGACCCACACGAGCGGCAGCGTGTCCCTGCTGACCGGGGGTAGGAAGTGCCTCGGACTCGAAACGAGACCCGATACCGCTGTTACGGCGAGTGTGAATGGGGAAAGTAACATACTTTCCGCCAACTTCGTTGGTGACACCAGAGCCACTGCGAGTAATACGCTTCAGCGCAACGATTTCATCGTTAAGCTGCTCGCGGATGCGTCCCTGGTACACCTCCTTGAGATATGACTCAATAGTTGCAAGTGTTGCAGCCATTGTCTTTCCTTTCGTTGTTGAAAGGAGACTAAACCTTTAAACTACCGGCCCTGTTCAATTGACGAGGCGATGAGACTTTGCACATCGTTTCTCGACAACTTCCCGAGTGGTTGTGCCTGCTGTCCTCCAGGCATACCACCCGATGTGGGCAGCAATCTTGGGGCCGAATCTCCTGGTCGCGGTACTGCGCGAATTCGGTTTACTGTCTTATCTACGTACTCTTGAGCAACATCTGACAGTTTGGCTGCCTTTCCGTTGCTTTGAAGTTGAAACGCCGCCCGCATCAAAACTTCACGCACATCGTCCTCCGTAAAGTCCGGGTGTGCTTGTTTGAGTTCGTCGATTTCCTGTCCAAGAGCGACATCCGCTTCCTGCTGAACCCTCATCTGCTCCTGCTGGGACAGAAACTCTTGCATTTGCTGAGTCTGCTGTTCCAGTTGGGCTAGACGTGGGTCGACAGGTGCTTCGTCGTTCCCGCTTGTAGTTTCCTCTTCATCTACCGCGTCCTGCATTTCCTGCTGTGTTTCCGGTAGTCGACCATTTTGCTTAAGGAATTCACCTAAAGCGTTGTAGATAACTTCAGGTTCCGTATCGAGTCTTTGAGCAATAGTTGCATAGTTCTGCAACTGCTCCGGTGAACCCAACTCGTTGTACTGTTTGAGCTGCTGGTTCAACGAAGAAATGCGGGATTCCGCATTCTTGTCAAAGGTCTTAAGGTCGTCCTGAATGTTATGGAAGCTAACAGGGTCGAGTTTTGAACGCAATGAATCCCAAGCAGGATTCCCTCCAGTGTCACCGGAAGTTTGCTGCTCAGTTGTTTCCTCTACTGGCCCTGAAGAATCCACAACCTCCGTCGAGGTTTCTGTCTCTGTACCTGTAGTTTCGTCCATTTCGTTCTCCTTATCGCCGTACCTCCCAGTGAGGCCCTAGCTATTAACGGATTTTATTGTACTGTATTTAGTTATGTTGTTTCCCCAATAACCCTATTCGGGGTCTGGGGTAACTCTAATTGCGAAAACGACATCGTTATATGTCATGTCGTTAACTACCTTGTTGGTGTAAGTCGTGTCATCTTTATCCTGAATCTCAGTCTTAAGCTGTGCAACGGTCTTACGCCCATAGTGACGGGTAGGGGGAAACTCCAGTTGGGGTGTCGGCCCATAAATTGCGTCAAAATCTGGCATGGCTATACTCCTTGAGTTTGTTCAGGAGCCATATCCGGTACAGCCCCGTTAGGAGCCATCATAGCACCCGGACCCTGCTGAGGACCACCCTCAGCGTCCCCGGCTTGCGGAGGCTGACCTGCCATCACCTGAGCCATCATCTTCTGCTGAAGAGCTTGCTCATGCATCGACACATGCTCAGCAAACTGTGCCTTAATTTCGTCAGACAAAATCTCATACTCCTGAGACATACGGAACTTGTTGTGCGTTTCAATGTGAACCTCGTGCACATCAAAGTCATCGACAGAAATCACGGGCGGGGCAGGCATGTTCTCAATTTGAGCCATAATCTCAGGGTCTTCCATCGCTTCAGGCGGCAAACTAGCCATAAGCTCTTCCATGACCTGCATACGGTTCATCTCAACTTCTTCTTCCGTAAGCATCTTCATCTTGATGTTTTCGCGCTGAGCTTTACGCTCCGCAGCGTTCATCGTGTCCATAACCTTCTGAACACCACCAACCTCAAGCATGCGTACAGCTGTCGGCTGGTCAATAATTCCCACAGCGAACATGTCCATCACACGGGCTTCCTGAGCCGCCTTAGATTTGGCGAAGCTGGAGCCAGTCTCAATACGAATGTCTGTGCCGGAAGCAACATCAGCACCCTTGAGGAGCATGGTGTCGAACGCACCGTCAGCACCAATAGTGCGAATCTTACGGGGCAAGTCAACATACTGCACAAACAACTCAATGGTTTGTGTAGCAATCTTCTCCACACCGTCTTCAATGCTTTGGTATTGCGGGGTCAAGTACTGGTTCGATGCCTCTTGCAAATACGAGATAGCTGTACCGGAAGTCACACCAGGAGGCGTGTCACCTCTCGACACTTCCCGCTCACCAGAAATATCAATCCAGTCAGTCAGCACACGGTCCTGCTGGTCCAAGTAGTACTGGGGCAGAGGCGACAGAGGCAACGGCTGGGGCGGTGCCATACCGGGCTTGTACTGAATGACAAGACCGGGCTCGTTAGTCAGCTTGGAGGGAACAATCGAACCCATCGGTGCAATCAACTGGGGCTTAGCCATGCGGCGTCCGGCTTCAGAAATTTCGGAACGGAGCCCGTTGTATTCTTTCTGGAGCTGCGACAGGTCCACAATGGGGCTGTCAGCGTAGAACGTTGCGGTGGGGATGTGCTCGAACTTGGTGAACGGGTACATGCCGTGTCCGTAGGGGAAACCGTCCCGGTACACGCTGATGAGGATGTCATCAATGCTGATAATGACACCGCCCTGGGGGAGAAGTTTGGTTGCTCCGGGCTTTACCCAAGTTTCGTAAACAATAACGCTGTCTGGTGCTTTGCTTTGGCCAAGGTTAAGATAAGCCTCGTCCAGAATCTGGTTAGCACTAGAAGTACTAGGAGCCAACTTAATTCCATTAAGTTCTTTTGCGAAATAGTATTCAGCCCACTCCACCGTCTTCGTATACGCATTAATGACAAACGGCTGGTCCTCAATGTCCTGTTCGCGGATGTCTGGAACAAAAAGGTGAAACGGCGTAACGTGCCCATACTTGATGTCTCCCATCTCGCCAGAAACTTTATCGACACAGGTTGGGTCCCAATGAGTTTTTAGGAAACCGTTACCTGTAACAATTGTCCACCAAATAGCCCTCGACATGTGGCTACGCAATTTTTTAGACTCACTAATCGAAGTCCACGCTTGCTCAGCCGCAAACGCAGCCCGCTGGTCCTCGTCCTCACTGGACGCAGGAATGGCTTGAGCGCTGGGGAATGACGACAGCATCTTCGACATTTCCCAGCGCACATAAGACCGAATACGGTTAATGGTTTTCCGCTGGTGGTAGTAAGGCTTACGCGGGGTAAACAATTTGTCCTTAAAATCCTCGGGGAAGTTACCGCGAGTCTGCTCTACCCAGTGGTGCCCATAAAACATGGACATGTTGTTAAACCACTGCAACTGCTTCTGACTACGAGAAGTTTTCGCTTTAGACCATTCAGACTGTACCCAAGCGACAAGCTTACGAGCTTCCTCGCTTTCACGGTACTTCTCAATGTTTAGCCCGTCCTCAGGTAATTTAATTACCGTAGAACTCTGGGTCAACTCCAGTGAGTTCAGCGAATAACTGTCGGGCGTCTTGGGCATCTAAGTCGTCTCCTGCTGCAAGGTTAGGGTTCCTGGCTGCGATTCTCTCAGCTTCCGCTTCGTCTGATGGGTCGTAGTCCTGGTAACCACTATAATCTAAAGTTTGCGTCATCGCTTGAATTTGTTGAAACGCGAGCGGGTCGCTTGACGCTACCAACGCTTGCGCTTTCTCGTTCAACTTCGTCAACGCTTGCACCGTCTTGTGGTGCTCCTGCTGTTGCGTCTGCAACGTCTGGGACTGCTGCTCCAGCAGCTGTGTGGTTGTTTGTTGGTTCCACCAATGTTGCAGCACCAGCAGTGCTAGCAGAATCAGAGAGAACACGCTCAACAAAATGATTGACAGCATCAGTTTTTAGCTCCTTAATTGCATCGTTGTAACCCCTGTCGTACCATTCTTTTTTCTTCATCTCGACAGAAACAGGGGTTGTTTCGTCGAAAAGTCCGGCAACCTGTGCCATTTCGCGGAGAGCAGTAATAGAAATGTACACCCGTCCACGGTCAATGACATGCTTGCTGAGGTCGTAACCCGTGTCAATAAACGGGCCGTCACTTGTTTTGGTGAACCAGCAGGAGCCTGGGGCAAGAGCTGGTGCGTCCACTAGGAAAAATCTACTCATCAGTAATAGTCTCCATATCCTGCGATGACGGTAGGTCCGTCCTCGTCCATTGCTTTATCTTCTGCGAACTCGACACTGGGGTCTTCTCGCATTCTTAAAAGCAACTCCTCGTATCTTAGCGTAGTCGGAGCTTCTTCGACACCACTAGAATCAACAACAGGTTTTAAATCAGGCCTGGTTGTTGCAAAATAACGCGCCGAATCGAAAGCGTGGTCATCTTTTTTATGCACAACTTCTTGCTTGTTCGTGTCATACGCCACCTTGTCCGACGTGTACGACCCCCACCGCAGTTTCTTCAGCTCACGAATAAAGTTGGCACAGTTACGGGAAATAACCCATTTAGGCCTGTCAGGACCCCAACGGGTGTCGTTGCGTAGACGGAAATACGCTTGCATCTTTTCAATACCGACCATGACATCGTGGGGTATGCCCTCAACGTTCACGTAAAGCCCGTGGAGCGCATATTCTTGAATAATCGATGTCCCGGTCACCCCGTTGCGTTGACGCATCGCAGGGTCGCCCATACGCTCCACAGAGTCAGGTTTACGACCCCAACTCAGCTCACGCTGTTTTACAAGCTGTGCATGCTCCGACACAATCATGTTCGACTGGTAATGCTCCGCAAACGTCACAATATCGCCTGTCGGTGACACTGCATGCCACAACCACGCTGTCGGGTTATTCAAACCATGGTCGACAGAAGCGTAAATCGCCCAATTCTTAGGCACATCACCCGGACCAAAATCAACTAAATAACGTTCAATGTTTTGAGCAAAATCAGGAAACACCAAACCACTACGAGCAACAAAGTCACCCTTCTCACGAATATCACGCTCCTCCTTATTCATACCCATCATGTAAAAATTCATGTCATCCATGTCAGCCTCAATGTACGGGTTCTGCTCAGCCGACAGGGTAAACGTGTCAATCTCCTCAGCCTTACCCTCTTTCGCGGGCTCCCACAACAAATCAAACGTCCAACCCATACCCTTTGTTGGGGTAGCCGCAACCACCCAAAACCCGTTGTAGTCAATTAAACGCATCATCGACTCATTAAAAATGTTTTGAGGGGGCTCCTCGTCAAAGAAAATTCCGTGACGAGGAACACCACCCAACTTCATCATGTCCATACCCCAAGTAACAAAATCAATTGTTGACCCATTATCAAACGTCAAAATGTAGTTGGTTGCATCCCAACTCTTAGACCAATCACCATCCTTCAGGTAGGAGCGTGGTATCCACCTCTTCATTTTAGGCAAAATAATTTGCTCAATACCCTTAGCAACGTCGACAACGACAAACCTTAATTGGACAGGCCCAGAACCCCATGAAGGAGGTCGCTTAAGATATGGGTGAGTATCAGTTGCCCACCAGATAGCCTCAACGACTTCGGCATCGGTCTTTCCTCCACGGTTACCTCCAGAAATAAAACGTCCACGCTTCTCAGATTTATGAAACCTAAGCTGTTCAGGATAATCCTTTTCCCCATAATTCAAAATGTTGGGTTTGTGAATACTCTGGTCAAGCTCAGCAACGGCAAGCTGCAACAGCTCAGCCGGTGTCGGTTGTCTAATCTTAGAAGGCATTACGCAGTGGAATTATCCGTAGCCCCAAGACGCACCAAAAGAGCATTCACCGAAATACGCCACGCATCCGTAGCCCTAGACCCAGAAATAGTTTGCCCCTCCAAAATTAGGGCAGAGTCACCACCATCATGCGTGTGATTACCGGGAGCCGCCTGGTTAGGGTTAGGACCCAACGTGTGATGTTGCGCCTCCGAACGCGAATCCACGTCACTGTTCTCGTGAAAATCATCCACCACCTGAGACGGCGGTTTGGGGTTCTCATCAGCACCAAACGTGCCGGGATTATCGTCAGACGACAACATCGACATAATTACCTCCTAAATAGCTCTCATTGTACTCGTAGCCTCGCTCTTACTGCCACGCTGCCACTTGCCACAATCCATACACTTAAACCTGCGGTACTGACCAGTACCTGTCGTCTCAAACCCGCGAGACTGCAAATGGTCTGAAGCGCACGACACGCAAGCCTCAGGCCTACCATCAATAAGTGCCCGGTTCGGGTGATTCTTAATCCACGGCAAAAACTTCTCATACATACCCACCAGCAAGTTCACGTCCTGAATCTGGTACTTCTTCATCTCACGCCAAGCTTTTTCTTCCCCCGACATGCACTTAATCCACAACTCAAACCCGCTGTGCTTCACCTTCTGACCCAACCCCAACTTCTGGGCCACATAATCTAGTTTGTTTGACGGGAACCTAAACCGTTGCTTAGCTACCCGAAACAAATCAATTTCCTTATGCGGAGAAGGCGGAAGCATGTCGTTTTCAATAAACTCACGATACAAATGCTTCACATCAAAACCCGCACTGTTCCAACCCACAACAGCATCAGCATCATCTAAAAGCTCATGTATAGCTTTAAGCATGTTGGCTTTACCATCATGGTGGACTGAGCTAAAGTGGACTTTACGTTGCCCGTACCAACGGGCACCGAAACAGATAACCTCGGTAGAACTGACCAGTTGATTTATCGAAACGTTCTGATTCCACAGACCCCACACATACGCCAAATTAGGTGATGTTTCAAGGTCCAATAAAAGTATCTTCATAGTTGTCCTAACCGTCAGGGCAATCTTAGCGTGAAAAAGGAACTAAATATGGATAATGTCGAATTTGTCGGCGGCGTGGCGTGCCCAGTAGACCCAATGGAAGCCCTAAACTGCGACAGCTGCCAATGAAAAAAGGCCCCCTTGGGGGCCTTTTTTATTTACCGTCAGGGTCGACGTTAGGTACAACCCAAGTAGAAAAAGCCGTCAGCGTGGCAAGGAGGAAGGTAACCCATGCTTGTGCTTCGACAGGGATAACCTGCACACCAAGTTCTGCGCCCATTGCGCTGAACGCGGTCAAAACACTTCCGACACCCGCAACAATAGCTTTGGCATACTTTTGGGCCTGCTTAAGACCTGTAACAAGTTCGTTCATTAGAATCTCCCATCATTAATGTACTTCTGGAGCCCAGAAACAGTCAGTCTACCAGCGATTCCGTCAATTCTGCCTGCATAGTAGCCTTCTTTGCGGAGGACTGTTTGCATGGCTTTCCACGTTTTCTTGCCAAGAATACCATCAGCAACAAGCTTGGCAGGCTCTTGCTCAGCAAAGTAGGGCTGAGGGTCTGTGTCAGTTCCCCATTTGCGACTGGTCCTCACCTCGAAGTGAAGATGGGGTCCTGTGCTGGCACCAGTTGAGCCCGACAGGTACAGTTTTTCTCCGGCTTTTACCCGGTCACCTTTGTTGTGGTGGGTGCGGTGTGCCCCGTGGTAGTACACGGTGAACAGGTCACGTTCGTGTTCGATAATGACAACATGCCCGCCACCTGTGGGTGACCAACCAATGTGGACGATTTCGCCGTCACCGGCTGCGAGTACGTCGAAGGTTCCACCAAAGTCTGTGCCTCTGTGCATGGCACGTTTTTTGGTTATGGGGTGTATGCGCCACCCGTAGGGTGATGTTACAGGCCGTCCTGGTGCTGGGTTATTCAGCTTCATCTGTAATCACTAACTCCCATTCTTTGCGGTTCTCGTTCCACACATAGTCTTCACCGTCCGTGGGGTAGGGGACGGGTGCTTCCCAGTTTACGGTTTCGGGTGAGAGAATCCATGATGGGTAAGGCTGTGGGGGTACGAATACATCTTCTTCTTCGTTGTATTTGTAACCGATACCTGCGTAGTTACCACGGAACGGAGTACCACCAGCGAGGTGTTTGTTTCCAACGGTGTTGTACGAGGTGCGCAGGCAACGCTCGCCCATGCGCTCACCGTAATAGTCTTCCCATGAGGT